TTTTGGGGTTTACATCGCGCCTCGAAAGTGGCAGAATTGCGCGGACATAATTAAGGCGATTGCAAAATAATATTTTTGGGAAATTTACAGACCTGATGGAACAGCCACACAAAAAGAACTCAACCGGCGGCATCGTGATCGGGTCTAGTTACGACGAAGCCCGCACCCGCAAACTAAGCGCCGAAGCTGAGATCGCAGAACTCGAACTGGCGAAGATACGCGGAACGCTGTGTATGACGGAAGATGTCGTCAAGGCATGGGAGAGCGTGCTTCATGCGTGCAAGGCCAAGTTCCTGTCGCTGCCGACCAAGGTCGCACCTGTTGTGGCGAACGAAAGTGATACGTCGAAGGTAAAAAACGTTATTGAACAGGCGATCCGCGAGGCTCTGAGCGAACTGGCGAACTACCAGCCGGAGATTGACCCAGTTCGAACAGGTGGCGGCGCTGCTGAGATTGAGCCTACTGCTGAGGGTGAGGCACCCAAACCCAAGCGCAAGGTCGGCAGGCCCAAAAAAGGCCGGACGATTATCGTATGATCGAACAAGCCACTAGACAGCAGGCTTTGGAGCATATGGCGAAGGCCATGCGGCAACTGACGCCGCCTCCGCACCTAAGCATATCGCAATGGGCTGACCTTGAGCGCAGGCTTGATAGCCAGTCATCGGCGGAGCCGGGGCGTTGGTACACATCCCGTGCAGAATATCAACGTGGTATCATGGATGCTTGCTCTGACCCCACCGTCAGAGAGGTTGTCGTTATGTGCGGCTCACAGTCCGGTAAGTCGGAGGCCATCCTTAATACGGTTGGATACCACATGCACCACGACCCTTGTCCAATTCTAGTTCTCCAGCCCACCGTGGATATGGCAAGTGCGTTCTCAAAAGATCGAATTACAGCAGGTTTAATCCGTCCAACTCCGTCCCTACAAGGGCTTGTCAAAGATAGTAAGGCCAAAGATGCAAACAACACTACACTTCATAAAGTTTTTCCCGGTGGCGCTCTTTCTCTTGTTGGCGCTAATTCTCCTAGTTCCCTTGCTTCTCGTCCGATTCGCGTTGTTCTGTGCGATGAAGTCGATAGATATCCTGCTTCTGCTGGTGAGGAGGGCGATCCTATCTCTCTTGCCAAACGAAGAGCCGCAACATTCTGGAACAGGAAGGTCGTTCTAGTATCGACGCCCACTAATCGCGGGGCCAGCCGTATTGAGGCTGCGTATGAGGAAACCGACCAGCGAAAGTTCATGGTCCCGTGTCCGCATTGCGACCATGTGCAGATTATGCTTTGGCGCAATGTGCAGTGGGAAGACTCCAACCCCAAGACTGCACGCTATTATTGCGAAGAATGTGGGTCTGCTTGGAACGAGCCTGAGCGCCACCAAGCTGTATCCAAGGGCAACTGGGTCGCAACAAAGCCATTCAACGGCGTGGCTGGATTCTGGTTCAATGCCCTTTACTCGCCGTGGGTTGATTTGGTCGATACGGTTGAGGAATTTCTAGCCGCCCGCAAAGACCCCATGCGCCTAAAGACCTTTACCAACACGATATTGGCCGAAACATGGGAGGACCAAGGCGAGGGCATTGATGATTATGCGGTGTCCAAGCGCAAAGAGGATTATGAAGGCGTCCCTGACGACGTAGTTGTCCTCACCTGTGGCGTTGACGTTCAGGATGACCGCTTGGAGGTCGAGATTGTCGGCTGGGGCGCAGGCGAAGAGAGTTGGCAGATTGAATACCACGTTCTGTACGGCGATCCTTCGACCCCTGCGCTTTGGGCGAAGTTGGACGAGGTTATCTTGGCGACATATGAGCACCCAAGCGGTGAGCCTATGCTTATTCGCGCAACCTGTATCGACTCCGGTGGTCACCACACCCGCGCCGTTTACAACTATGCCAAGACCAGAGCGGGCCACAGGGTGTTTGCGATTAAGGGTGTGGGTGGCGAGGGTAAGCCCATTGTCGGACGACCTTCGCGGAACAACATTGGCAAGATACCGCTATATCCTATTGGCGTTGATACTGCGAAGGAAGTGCATTATTCGCGCCTGCGCATCGACGAGCCGGGCGGTGGCTATTGTCACTTCCAAGCCAAGCGGGATGACGAGTATTTTCGGCAGCTAACTGCTGAAAAGCAAGTGGTGCGCTACCATAAGGGTTACCCGACGCGGGCTTGGATAAAGACCCGCACTCGAAATGAGGCTCTTGACGTTCGCGTATATGCGATTGCCGCTTTCCATATTCTCAATATTAATATAGATAGCATAGTCAGGCGGTTTCATGCTACTATAAGCCGCAAAACGGACGCTCTTTCTGGGGCTGAGGAGGTAAAGCCACATCCACTGGCCACGAAAAAGGGGCCAAAACGGGGTGGTTTTGCTAATAACTGGCGCTGAGGTATAATGGCAAACCTGTTTGATGAAAGCAATGCACCGGAGGGGGAACCTGAGAAAATCGTCGTTGGCGACTTTCTTCAGTGGAAAAAGACATCCTTAGCTGAAATTTACCCGCCTGCTGCACACTCTGCTGAGTATGTTGCCCGCGTTGCCGCTGGCTCCAGCGCAGAAATCAAGTTGCCTGCTGTTGAGCGCGACGGTTACTATTTGTTCCAAGCGCAAAGCGCCACAACGGCTGAGTTTGAAGTTGGCTTCTATCACTGGCAACTTGAGATTACACAAACGTCAAGCGGCAACCGCATTGTTGTGCAGACCGGTGAGTTCGAGGCTATTGCTGACCTCGACAATAACGGCGCAGACCCACGCACGCACGCCGAAATCATGCTGGACAAGATAGAGGGCCTGCTGATCGGACGTGCGGACAAGGATGTAACATCCTACTCCATCCAAGGTCGCTCCATCTCCAAGATGACTATCTCGGATTTGCTGCTGTGGCGTGATTACTATCGCAAAGAAGTGGTCAAAGAGCGCCGCGACAAAGCCATATCGGATGGTAAGAAAACTAAAACCACAATGAAGGTTCGGTTCCTATGAGTTTTTGGCGAGAAGCATTGGGGTTGCCTCAGAAAACAGGCAAAGTGGCCAAAAGGTCTTACCATGCCGCAAATACTGGGCGTTTGTTCGCTGACTTTTTGGCGTCTGCACGCAGCCCAGACAGCGAGTTAAAGCCTGACCTAGTGCTGATGCGCAATCGCGCACGTGCGCTGGCTCGTGACGATGTCTATGTCAAACGCTACTTGACGCTTCTCAAGACCAACGTGGTTGGTGAAAAGGGCATGACCTTACAGGTCAAGGCGCGTAACACCAACAATTCTTTGGACACCTTCGGCAACCAGATTATCGAAGACGCTTGGGCCATGTTCTGCATGAAGGGGAACTGCACGGCAGATGGTCGTCTAAGCTGGGTTGACTTGCAGAAATACGTCATTGAGTCCACCGCACGTGACGGTGAGGCCTTCATTCAAATAGTCCCCAACCGCAATTTCGTGCACGGTATTGCCTTCCACCCCTTTGAAGCTGATCTCATTGACGAGCAGAAAAACGAGCGGGCCAAGAACGGCAATGAAATCCGCATGGGCATTGAAATCGATTCGTACCAGCGGCCTGTTGCCTACTGGGTCAAGAAGCGTCACCCCGGAGACCTTGATTACGCGGCGATAAGCGTCAACGTCTCTCAGCGTATTGAAGCAAAGAACATTATCCACGTTTATGATCCGCTCCGCGCAGGGCAGACACGGGGTGAGCCTTGGATGGCTCCTGTCATTGCCCAGTTGAAGATGCTCAACGCCCATCGTGAAGCTGAGTTGGTGGCATCGCGTATGGCGGCATCGAAGATGGGCTTCTTTACGTCGGATAGCGGCGAAGATACGCCTGCGGACGATTACGACAATGGCGTTCCGATCATTGACGCTGAACCCGGCACATTCCACCAGTTGCCAAACGGCGTTGACTTCAAGCCATTCGACCCAACGCACCCTGCGACGGCATTCGCTGAGTTCCAGAAGGGTGTATTGCGCGGCATCTCGTCAGGTCTTGGCGTTTCCTATGCCTCGCTGTCGAACGACCTTGAGGGTACATCGTATAGTTCCATTCGCCAAGGCGCATTGGAAGAGCGCGATGGTTATAAAATGTTCCAGCAGTTCCTTATGGAACACTTCGTTGTGCCAGCTTATTCGGCATGGTTGATGCACGTTATGGAGTTCGGTTACGTCTCAATCCCAGCGACGCGCTTTCCCAAATTTTTTGCCGCAAGCCAGTTCCGCGCACGGGGCTGGCAATGGGTGGACCCATCCCGTGAGATTAACGCTGCTGTTACCGCAATGCATAATGGCATTATGTCGCCCCAAGACGTTTGTGCCCAATATGGTAAGGATTTGGACGAAACGTTTGCACAGTGGGATCGCGACCGCGAAGCCGCCAAACAATATGGCCTTGAATTGGCCTTTTTCCCGTTTGGCGGAAGTGAGGCAAGTAAGGGCGTTGATCCCATTGACACAGAGGATGATGAGGAATAAATAAAAAGGGCGAGGGGATAGCAGTCCCACTCGCCCGCACTAACGCAAAGGAACTGCGCCAATGAATGAACAGATTAATAGCACTGAATCCACGGACGTCAAGCCCTGCCGCAAATGTGGTGCGCGGGAGCGCAATAAACGCGGGGCTTGTATACCTTGCAAACGCCAAGCCCTTCGCAAGTGGCGCGAAACCAACCCCAATAAGGTTCGTGACTTGGCTCGCAAATATCGCGAAGCTAGCCCAGAAAAGCACCGCGAGTATTACCGCAAGTGGCAAGCCGCCAACCCTGAAAAGGTGCGGGAACATGACCGAAAACGGTATTATTCTAATTTGGAAAAGGAGCGCGAGCGTGGTCGCAAATGGAAGGCAGCCAATATTGACAGAGTGCTTGACTACGCTCGAAAATGGAAAATAGCCAACCCTGACAAACACGCGGTTATGCAACAAAACCGTCGCGCCCGCACCAAGGGCAACGGGGGCACATTGTCCAAAGACATTGTCGAGCGCCTAATGATAGCGCAAGGAGGCAAGTGCGCCTGCTGCGGTGCGGACCTAAAGCAAACTGGTTATCACCTAGACCACATCATGCCCATTGCACTTGGTGGCTTGAACGATGATAGCAATGTTCAGCTTTTAACGCCAAAGTGCAACCTCCGCAAAGGCGCAATGCATCCAGATGATTGGAAGCGTTTAGCTAGTTGATTATATCCGTTGCGGGTGATATGATTGCGCGAACACCCATGGGAGTTGAGTATGTCAGAAGAGCAAGAGCCGGTCGAGGATGCCGTAGAAGCGACTGAAGAAGTCGTTGAGGCTGTGGAGGCGGCTGAAGAAGCCGAAGTCACAGAGGGTGAAGACGTTGAGCGCAAAGAACCCGTCGTTGAGCGCCGTTCGGCTGGCGTTGACATTGCCTTGCGCGGCGTCGATGAGAAAAAGCGCACTGTTCAAATTGCTCTTTCATCCGAACTCCCAGTCGAACGTAGCTTCGGCAAAGAAGTTTTAGTGCACGACGAGAAGTCCATTGACATGGCCTTTCTTCGTTCGGGTCGCGCACCATTGCTGTTGGACCATGATCCGGAGCGGCAAATTGGTGTTATTGAATCCGTGGAACTTTCACCAGATAGAGTGTTACGAGCCAACGTCCGGTTTGGGCGCTCTGCGTTAGCGAGTGAGGTGTTCGGGGATGTTGTAGATGGAATCCGGGGGAACGTCTCCGTCGGCTACCGCGTCAACAAAATGGAGCGCTCCGCTTCGAACAAAGATGAATATCTCGTTCGTTCGTGGTCGCCAATGGAGGCCTCAATTGTGTCTATACCGGCAGACCAGTCAGTCGGCATCGGTCGTAGCGCAGATGTAGAAATCCAAGCAACACCTAAAGTTCAACCTATCATCAAGAAGGAAGTTACTATGTCTGAAGTCAATCTGGACAACGTCCGGGCTGAAGCTGCCGAAGCTGCTGCTCGCAACGTATCCGCAATCCTCGAACTGGGCGTTCGTCACAACAAGCGCTCATTGGCTGAAGCTGCCATTAAGTCTGGCAAGTCAATCGAACAATTCCGTGGCGAACTGCTTGAAGAAATCGGTTCGGACAAGCCATTGGAAAACGAAAACATTGGCCTGAGCAAGAAAGAAATTCGTCAATTCTCGGTTGTCCGTGCAATTGCCGCTCTTGCCAACCCCGGTGATCGCCGTCTGCGTGAAGCCGCTGCTTTTGAATTTGAAGCATCGGATGCCGCTGCACAGCGTTATGGCCGCACTGCACAGGGTCTTATGATTCCTAACGACGTTCTCGGCGTCTGGAAGCAGCGTGACCTCAACACCTCGGACGACAACGAAATCGTTGCAACTAACTTGCTTGCTAACGAGTTCATCGACGTTCTGCGCAACTCGGCTTCGGTCATGCGTGCAGGCGCTCGTATGTTGCCCGGTCTTGTCGGCAACGTTGCAATCCCCAAGAAGACCGCTGCTTCGGCTGGCACATGGATTTCGACAGAAGGTGGCGCTCCTACTGAGTCGGAACCAACCTTCGGCACTGTATCGCTGACGCCAAAGACTGTTGGTGCTTTCAGCGACATGACGCGGCAATTGATTCTTCAATCGACGCCTTCCATCGAAGCATTGGTGCGTGATGACCTGACGCAGGCTCTCGCATTGGCAATCGACAAGGGCGCTCTTGAAGGTTCAGGCGCAAGCGGCCAGCCAACTGGTATCTTGAACACCGTCGGTGTCAACAAGCCAACCAGCTTTGCTGCTGCTGTTCCAACCTTTGCTGAAATGGTTGCTTTGGAAACTGCTGTTGCAGAAGACAACGCACTGTTCGGCAACCTTGCCTACATCACAGACGCCGCAACACTCGGTGGCCTGAAGACGAAGAGCAAGGACACAGGTTCGGGCATGTTTGTTGCTGAAAACAACCAAGCAAACGGTTACCCAATCATTCGTACTCAGCAGGCAACTGCTGGTAACGTTTACTTCGGTAACTTCAGCGACTGCATGATCGGCATGTGGGGTGGCCTCGACCTGACGGTTGATCCATACACGGCGTCAAACACAGGCACTGTCCGCGTAGTTGCGCTCCAGACTGTTGACGTTGCATTGCGCAACCCAGTCTCGTTCGCTTACAACAACGACGGCGTATAATTGAATGTTGGGGACCGGGATTTGGAAGTCATCTCGGTCCCCCACTTCTCAGGAGGTTTTGATGCAATATAAATGTATTCGTGGTGTTGTTACATCGCAAGGCCCAGTCAATGCGGGCGATATTGTCACGCTTCCTGCGCATGAAGCCGTTGTATTGATGGCTGCTAAGAAGCTAGAGATTTACGAAGCCCCTGTGGCTAAAGAGGAAGTGCGCGTAGCTGAGGCCCCAAAGGTTGAGCATCGTGACCCTGTGATCTCGCGTGGACCAAAGCGTGCCCGTTGAGTCTGCCGCTGACATTTTAGATTTCTTCGAACTCGACGATTTCGCGGACACTGCCACCTACACACCAGTGGGCGGCAGTGCTTCGTCTGTTCTGGGCATCTTTGATGCGCCACAGGCAAGCCGCAACGCAACTGACCTGATGGACATCACCATCCCGTCGCCCCAGTTCGTTTGCCGCACGGCTGACGTTCCAGCGGCTGCTGACGGGGACGAGATTATCATTCGCACCGTGGCGTACACTGTGCGCGTTGTTTTGAGCGATGGCACTGGCGTCACGACCCTGATGCTTGAGAAGGTTTGATATGAGCCACGTTAGGCAACAGATCAGAGACCGTGTTGCAACGCTAGTCACTGGCCTGCCCGCGACTGGGGCAAGCGTCTATAAGATGCGCCGCTATGCGCTTGATGACGCGAAGCTGCCAGCAATCTGCGTATATACGATGGATGAGAGCAGTTCGCTAATTACAATTGGCTCTCGCACGCTGCGTCGGGCTATCAACGTTGCCATTGACATCATGATTAAGGGAAGCAGCACTACAGTGTCGGACTCGCTTGATACGATCTGCGTATCGGCGGAGGAAGCCATCGCTGCGGACTTTACGCTTAACGGCCTCGCTAAATCTTGCATTTTGACTAGCACTGAGATAGACATTAATGTAGAAGGCGAGAAATCAATTGCGTCTGCGAGGCTGGTTTACACGGTTGAATATATCACCAGCACAACGGATGTGGAGACTGCACGATGAAAATGGTCAAGGTCTATAATGCTATTGGCGATGAGATACTCGCCTGTGCTGTTGATTTGGAACACTATGCCGCTAATGGCTGGAAACCCGCTGAAGACAAACCCAAGGCTAAGGCTGCGGCCAAAGAGGAGAAAGAGTAATGGCTACCCACACTGGTTCAGAAGGCACTGTTCGCGTCGGAGCGACCAACGCCATTGCTGAAATCCGTTCTTATTCTGTTGAAGAAACAGCAGATACTGCTGAAGACACTTCGATGGGCGATGCTTATCGCACGTTCAAGACCACTTTGAAGGCATGGACCGGATCGGTTGACGTTTTCTGGGATGAGACTGACACGAATGGTCAGTTGGCCCTTACTGTTGGTTCTGAAGTCACAGTTCGCTTTATGCCAGAAGGTACTGGGACCGGTGGCTCATACTTGACAGGCGCAGCGATTGTCACCGGCAAAACTATCACCGGCAGCTTCGATGGCATGGTGGAATCGACTATCACACTTCAAGGGACGGGCGCTCTGACCACTGCTACGACTGTTTAACTTAAAAGGATATAATTTATGAGTATTTCAAAGCGTATTGCAGAGCGTACATCGACCAAGACACATATTGAGGTCGCAGAATGGGGTGAAAAGGGAGCGCCGGAGAAAGTTTACTACGGCCCCCTTCTTGCTGGTGAATTGAACCGCATCCAGCGCAAGCACCCTCAGTTCCTTAATTCCGCATCATTTGAGGCGATGGTCGATTTGATTATCCTCAAGGCGGAGACGGGCCAAGGCGAAAAGCTGTTCACGCTTGAAGACAAGGCCATTCTGATGCGCGAAGAGGTGGGTGTTATCTCGACTGTTGCCGCTGCGTTCATGAGCGGGACCAGCGTTGAGGATGCGGGAAACGCCTAAGGGAGAATAGCTTCCTTTTCAATCTTATAACCCTCGCTGATCGGTTGGGCAAGACCATTGAAGAGATTGAACAAATCTCAATTGAGGAGTATAACCTCTGGATTGCTTACTTTAATGTGAGCGAGGAAAGGCAGAAAAAGCGTGGCTCAGGACCAAAAAGTTGAGTTTCTATTCGCGGCTCAGGTTTCTGGGAACGAGCAGCTTAAAAAGCTGACGGACTCTGTCGATAAGCTGCGTAAGGAAATGGACGCGCTCAAGACGGCTAATGCGGGAGTTGCTGCTTCCACAGATGCCGTAGTCCGTAATGGTGTCCGCTACAACAATGCCTTAGACGCGCAGTCCAAAGCTATGCGTCAAGCGCGTCAGGGTACGCAGCAGCTTGGTATGCAGATCAATGACTTTGCGACCAGTGTTTCAACTGGCGCAAGTCCAATACAGGCGTTTAACCAGCAAATTGGTCAGGTCGGTTATGCCATGTCGCAAATGGGTGGCAAACTTGGCACGGTTGGCGCGTTTTTGGCTGGCCCTTGGGGTGCTGCTATTCTTGTTGCCACAATGGTCTTAACTCCATTTATTGAGAGTTTGTTTAACGCAGGCGCGGCTGCTAAAGAACTTGAGGAGTCCGAAAAGAAGGTTAGGGAGTCGTCCATTGACCTGATGTTTGCGAAGGCCGAACTGGATGAGGCCCTTGGACGTAACACCAACGCCTACGCAATCGCAGAGGCTGCGGCGATAAACGCTGCGCTTAGCGATCTTAATGCGGCTGAGGCTGCTGTCACCGCCAGTAACATTCGTGTGAGAACAGCAAAAAACGAAGCGAGGGCGCTTGCCGCGTTAAACGTCGGGGGTGGGGCAACCGGCAAAGCGGCGTCAATGGTGCTGGGTTTCTTCGGTTACGGCGATACTGAAACAGCTCGAAAAGAACAGTTAGACGCTGTCTCCAAGCGCGATGACGCAGATGCTGCGTACACTAGAAAAATAGCGGCTCAGAAGAAGCGGTTGCTGAAACCGACTGTGCCGTCGGCGGCGCGCGCAGGCTCTAGGGCCGCTGGGTCCATCAATGCGCCTAGGGTGACTAAGGTCGAAAAGAAAAAAGAAGACCCGTTGACCGCGATGGCCAATGACCAGCGCGAGATGGACGACTATTACGACGCCCAGTGGCGCGCAGGCAACGATGAAGCTGCAAATATGGTGCAAACTCTCTTGGGAGGAGCCGTCGAGGCCGATCCTGCGATGGAGGCTATCGTTTCGCGCACTAACGAACTGAACGCTTCATTTGAAGCGGTCGGCCAATCTGTCAGCGATGCCTTCAAGGGTATGCTGACTGGCGCTACGTCTTGGAAGGACGCAATGAAGGGGCTTATCGGCTCTGTGATCGACCAGCTATGGCAGCTTTATGTTGTTCAGCAGATTGTAGGCTTTGTGAGTAAGGCCATCGGTGGCTTGACCGGCACGCCAAGTAGCGGCGTAAAATTAACCGGCAAAGCCATCGGCGGCTCGGTCGGTAAGAACAAGCCTTACATGGTCGGTGAGCAAGGCCCAGAGTTGTTCATTCCGGGCGGTAGTGGGACGATCATCCCTAATCGCAACCTGTCGAGTGGTGGCGGCGGTAGTCCCATTAGCATCAGCGTCGATGCGCGTGGCGCTTCCGATCCTGCGGCTGTTCGCGCTCAGGTGCAACAGGGCATTCTTGAAGCGGCCCCAGCCATCATCGCGGCGGCAGAGTCGCGCACGGTTGCAGGGCTGCGTAGACCGCGCCTTGGTGGAGTTATGCAATAATGGCAACAGTAACCTTCCCATCCTCACCTAAGCCCAACGGCATGTCATGGCGCTTGGTTATGCCAGCGCAAACCAACGTGTCGGAATGGACGGGTCGCCGTCAGACCATTGCATCTGGACGCGGCTGGTGGGAGTGCCAGTTGTCCTTGCCGCCAATCGTGGGGACGAGTGGCATCAACGCATGGCGTTCGTTTATAGCTAAGAGCCGTGGCAAAGCGAATGACTTTCAGATACCTGTTGACCCAACGGCGCAGTCTACAGCAACAGCCACGCCATTGGTCAATGGTGCATCACAGACTGGTCGCACACTAGCCACCGACGGCTGGCCTGTGTCATCTACAGTGCTTGTCGCTGGCCAGTTCGTCACCATCAATAACCAGCTTTTGCAGTTGACTGAGGACGTAACGTCGAACGCCTCTGGTGTCGCAACGCTTGCGTTTGAGCCGCCTATTCGCACATCGCCCTCTGACAATGCGGCCATAGAGTTCAAGAACCCTTATTGCTTAATGTATATGGTGGAGGAGCCAACACTTTCGGTTGAGAACGGCTATGTGTATAGCCTCTCGCTGAATTTACGGGAGTCCTTCTAATGGTTGACGCAACCACGCAAGCTGCACTTGAGGCGCAAGTCGTCAATTGGCGCGTAATGATTTATGCAGACTTTCAGGGCGATGTGTTGCGTGCGACCAGTGGGCTATATGACAAAGTTATCTCCGGTTCCGGCGACGCTGAGTTAGATGGCACGTATGACAGCTTCAACCACGAACTGATTAACGTCTCGCCTGTAAAGCACAACGAAACAGGCTCAGACACTGTGTCAATTTCGCTCGGTGGCCTTGTTGTCAACCTTGACTATCTCAGAGAGCGCGATGGCGACTTAATTTACACCCGTAGCGAGGAATTGATACAGGCGCGTTCATCAGATTTCCTCAATGTCATTGGCGACAAGACCCGCTGGCAAGGGCGCACTGCTCGGCTGTGGTTCTATTGCGTCGATCAGAACGAAAACCAAGTCGGCTCTATTATTCCTTACTACACGGGCTATATGAACGAGGTCGGCATAGCTGGCGCTCCAGATAGCCAAGTCGTAACGCTGACGATTGAGAATTATCTGGTCAGCATCGCGGGAGCGCAGAACAAGACCTACCTTATTCAGAACCTATACGACGCTGGCGATTTAAGTGCAGAAGCCGCTATATCTGCGGCTAACGGCATGGCTGCGGCTGGTTCGTATAGCTATGGTGGCGGTGGACCGGGTGGTGGATTTGAAGGCGGTGGCCGGGAGATGGAGCGATGAGAATACCAACTTGGGAAGATGCGCTAACTAACTACATAGCGGTAAAGCGCCATGATCCGTTTGAGTATGGCCTCAACGACTGCTGCCTATTCGCGGCTGGCGCTGTGATTGCGATCACGGGCGAAGACCCTATGCCTGAGTTCCGTGGCAAGTATGACAGCCTCAAGGGCAGCCTTAAAGTTATCAAAGAGATTGGCGCAGGGACACTTGAGGGAACTCTTGACGGAAAGTTTCCAGAAGTAGCAATTGGGCACGCACAAAGAGGCGACTTGGCTTTCTTTGATGGCTCTGTTGGTGTAGTGATGGGTGGCTTCGCCTACTTCGTTTCGGACGACGGCTTAGAGAGAGTTCCACGCGCCATGTGGGACAAATGCTGGAGTGTTGGCCGTGGGTAGGACTATTAAGGGTTTAGTTGTTGCCGCTGCAATTATCGGCGTATCGTTTCTAATACCGCCAGCAGGATTGGCTATTGCAGGGGCTACTATAACAAGTGGCACAATCCTTGCGATGGGCGTGACAATGGCGCTGTCCACTGTCGCTGGCGCTGCCTTCGCCCCCAAAGCGCCTAAAGCACAACTATCTCGCCTGAACGTCAGTCTTGACCCCAGCACCCCACGCAAGGCGGTCTTGGGCACTACGGCAATGCCGCTTGATCTGCGTTACCATGAGTCCAGTGGTACAGATCAAGAGTTTGTTGACTACATCGTTGCAGTCGCGGCCCACAAGGTAAAATCCATTGACGAGATATGGTTCGAGGAGAAGTTGGCGTGGTCATCCAGCGGTGGCGTGACATCCACGTACACAGGATACCTAACAGTTCAGACGCGCACCGAAGGAACGGCGGATAACACAATCGCCATCAACGGTGGAAGCAAATGGGGAGCCTCGCGCCGCCTTACTGGTTGCGCCTATGTGCATTTGCGCATTAAGCGCACTGGCGTAGACAAGAAGGCCGAAAGCCCATTGGTGGGCGGCCTGCCTAGCCGTGTGACCATTATCGGTGATGGCGCTGCTCTTTATGACCCGCGCAAAGATAGCACGGTTCCCGGCGGTTCAGGATCGCACCGCGCCACAGACCAATCGACTTGGGGCGTCTACACTGATGCCGACGACACTGACAACCCTGCCCTCCAGTTGCTCTGGTGGCTTCTGGGCTGGAAGATTAACGGAAAGTTGTCCGTAGGCGCTGGAGTTCCTTACACCCGTATTGATATGGAGTCGTTCATCACGGCTGCAAATATTTGCGATGAGACCGTTATCCTTGCCACAGGTGGTACGCAGAAACGCTACCGGACCAGTGGCGCGGCGTCTGACGCAGATGACCGCATGGACATTATCAACAACTTCCTCATGTCCATGAACGCCACGCTTCGGGATAGCGGCGGCAAGTTGACGCTGACCGTCATGAAGAATGACCTTGCGGACTATACGCTGCGCTTGGACGAAAGCGACATGCTGGGCGAGTTCGATTGGCAGCAGACCCGTGGGCTGACCGAAAACTACAACATTGCTCGTGGCCGCTTTATCGACCCTTCGCAAAACAGCCTTTACCAACTTGTTGATTATCCAGAGGTCGGCTTTGCATCGCCAGATGGCGTTGAGCGCGTCATGAGCATTGACCTGTACTATGTAGAGGATGGCCGCAGGGCGCAGCGAATTGCAAAGCAGATACTCCAGCGCAACCAGTATCGCGGAATGCTCTCTGCGGTGTTTAATACCAAGGCACTCGGCTGTCAGGTTGGAGACGTTGTGCTTCTCAGCATTGGGGCGCTTGGATGGTCCAATAAGCCATTCCGCGTAGCAAGCCAAGAGATTCGCTTTGACGGCCAAGTGCCACTTGCCCTAGTCGAAGAGAACGCTGCGATCTACGCATGGGACGCTGAAGACAGTGCCCCAGTGACGCCAACGGCCCCTACTATTTACAACCCTCTGAATAACCCGCTAATCCTTGGGATTGATGACGCTGGGACGACAGCAGATTGGTCTGCCATCGTTGATGACAACGGCTCTAAGCCAGAGAACAACGCCACCCGTAACGTCAACAGGGGCGAGTGGTCGGCTTTATCAATTGAGTATTTTGTTGGCGACTTTGTACAGAGGGGTGGCTCAACCTATTCAGTTATTATCGCCCACACATCCAATGCTGACAACGGCCCGCCGGGAGCGAACTGGTCGCTACTGGCTTCTGGTGGGGATGGCACTCCTGCAATCAGCGCCTATTTGACAAGGGAAACGGTCCAGCTATTCGCTTATGCCAATGGCGGCGTTGTTTCTTATTCTTCGGCCACAGGTAGCTTTAAGGTGTTTAGTGGCGATACAGACGTAAGTTCGTCGTTTGCGCTTTCGACCCTGAGCAACCCACAAGCACTGACTGTTGTTTATTCTGGCCAAGAATATTCGGTAACTGGTGGTTTCGATGCCAATGAGGACACCGCCAGCCTTACGATCCGCGCTACAGGTTCTGGAGCCTATGCTGGTGTGGCGGTTGACAAAATCTTTTCCCTGTCCAAGGCCAAGGGTGGTTACGAGATTGTTGGGTCACTGCCAACGGCGGACTTATTTGAGGGTCGCGTTGTATTCCTGACAACGGACGATAAGTTGTATCGCTACAATGGAACTGCATGGACAGCGGCGGTTCCTGCGATTGATATTACTGGTACTCTTGCCGACGCTCAGATTGCGGCGGTGGCTGCTGCTAAAGTCACTGGACAGATTACTAGCACGCAGATTACGGACAGTGCAATATCATCACCTAAAATAGCCGCTGGCGCTGTGATTGCCGGCAAGCTTGCTGCTAGTTCAGTGCAGGCTGGTAATATAGCCGCATCCGCAGTAACCGCTGGGACAATCGCAGCAAATGCTGTAACCGCAACAGAAATAGCCACCAATGCCATTACGGCTGATAAGGTGTCGGCGGGCGCGATCACAGCGGCTAAAATTAACGTCACTGAGTTGTCGTCAATCACAGCAACCATTGGCACGCTGCGCACGGCAACCACAGGGGCGAGAACTGAAATCAAGGACAACCTGATTGAGATATTTGACGCAAGCAACGTTCGCCGCGTCCGGCTGGGAGTTTGGACATAATGCCAGCCGGGTTGCAAACATTTTATGCTGACGGCAGCCTTGCCCTCGACATTACTGACCGGACTGGCCGGTTTAATGGCGTTCTGACGGTTGCCGCCAACACTACTTCCGCGCTGACAGTCACCAAGGCGTCGAACGAGTTTGTGTTTGCTTTTCTGCTAACAAGCGGCGCGACAACATATGGCAGTTGCTTTGTAGACCAAACCACAGGCGTGGTTACTTATGGCCTTGACGGACCAGACGGTGGTCTTCTTTATTATGGGGTTTTCTAATGCCTGTAGGCTTTGAAGTCTTTAACGCAAATGGCGTCAAGGTCATTGACAACCAGTCCCCGTGCCTTGCTCTTGCGCAAAAGACATCGGTCACCGCTTGGACTGGTACGTTTGGCGATTTGAACTCCGTCCAAACAATAAGCATATCATATGCTGGGACAGCCAACAGCATCCCCGTTCCGGTTGTCTATGCTGACCCCGCGATTCATTCGGCTGGGGTCATTGGCATAATCAACTCAAGCAGATCGGGAAACACTTGGACCTATCTCCTTGGGGTCGCTTACCCTGAAGGCGCGACGCCGCCAAGCCCAAGCGGCTCGGTGTTCCTTTTGATATACGACAGACCTCTTGCGGCAAGCGGTAGTTCTGGGCGCGGCATTGAGGTTTTTAGCGATACTGGCCTACTGATATTCGCCGGTCCAATATCCCCAACAAACGGTGCGCATTTGAAGCCAGTGGGATTGGCTGGGGCTACATTGCCAAGTGGTCCGAAATATGCGGCAATAGGAAGCTTCCTTCGTGTGGAGGATATATACGACTACACACTAAACACCGACCTGTCATTTACGCTTACTATCCAAGAACGCGTTGAGGGCAGCAGCATCCAAGCGACCAGCGTTCAGGCTTCCGGCAGCATTTTGGCGGCTAGTTTTGTGGAACTGGACTCAGGAGGCGGCACTAGCGGGACAACCTTTTATGGCGTCGTCCAAGACCCCGTGGCGGCAAACGTGACTGGCACGGTATGATTATACACGGCGGCTATGCGAAGTTCCTGAGAGAGGGTGCTGATTCATCATATAATGACATCGACCTGTTTGCGACAAGCAAAGACCTAGACGCTCTTTGCGCCTTGTTCTCTGACCAAAACTACATTTGCCACAGGGGAAAGACCCCAGTGCCAAACAGAGAGGTGGTTGTGCTCATCCCAAGAGACAGGCATCTTCCTGTAATAAAGTTTGACGCAGAGGTTGTTGCTAATGCGCTGCACGATGCCGCTTTCAACCTCCCAGATACCAGTACGACTATCTTTATGGGCCTGCGCGTAGGAGTTGTATCAGACCTTACGGACATGATCATAAAAGAGGAAGTTATGGATTTCTCGCATCCAAAACATGCTGTAGACGTTGCTGCGTACAGGGCGAAACTTGGTGAAGTTGACAAAAGCCAGCATGAGGCATTTAGAAGGTGTTGGGCAAAGCATATTTCTGCTAAGTATGGGCGGGGTGTGCCTGCGATGGCGCGGTAACAGTTGGCAGTAGCCGAATAAAGTGCTAAAGATACGGCACAAAGGGGATAGTAATGGCTTTTATCTACGACCTAAGCGACACATGGGACAGCGCAGGAATAACCTTTAGTGGTATCAAGCTGAATGTGACGGATACCGGGAGCGCAGCCGACTCCCGCCTAATTGATTTGCGTCTCAACGGGGCATCAAAATTTACTGTCAGCAAAACCGGGGCGCTTACTGCGACTGGTATCGTTGAAAGCACTGTCGGTGGCTTTAAGTTTCCCGATGGGACAACCCAAACAACTGCTGCCAGCGGGTCTGGCGGGGGCGTTACGAGCGTATCTGGGACAGGCACGGTTAGCGGGATAACGCTTACAGGTACGGTAACATCTTCAGGTTCGCTGACCCTTGGCGGCACGCTATCGGTCACGCCGTCCAACTTCGCATCACAAACGGCCAATACATTCCTTGCTGGTCCCAATGGGACTTCGGGCACGCCGACCTTCCGCGCAATTGTGGCGGCAGACATTCCAACCCTAAACCAAAACACCACAGGCAGTGCAGCGACGCTCACGACGGCACGCACGATAGCAATGACTGGCGATATGGCTTGGACGAGTGCGCCCTTTGACGGATCGGGCAACGTAACGGGAAGTGCAACCCTAGCTACGGTAAATCCCAATGTCGGCACGTTTGGCAGCGCCACAATTATTCCTGTTGTGACGGTAAATGGGAAGGGTTTGGTAACTGGGGTCACTACTGTCGCGGTTTCTGGTGGCGGAGGAGGCTCAACGCCTGCTGACAATGCTGCGCAAGAATCATTCGTCAGGACAACTTCTGGGGCTGACCAAACGCTACCGACGGGTGTCTTAACTATTTTGGATTACGACACTACGACCACCAATAACAACACTGCGAACTACACAGTCGGAAGCACGGGGCGCATAACTGTCGCGGAAGCCGGTATTTACGACATCACCACAGGTGTTGTTATTGAGGCCTCCTCTGTGTCAGCGGCGTCCTCAACCGCCCTCGGTTTGTTTGTGAACGGGGAAGTGGTCGCGATAGACACCACAGAAACAACGCTGGCTGTGTCAGAGCAGCGAGGCCATTCAATATCGACGCAGATTGCCTTGGCGGCAGGGGATATTGTTGACGCTCGTGCGCTTGTTGTCTCGGTAGGGGGTGTTGCCAATGGTACTGCAAGGCGTCTCGGAACATTGCTTGGCCAAACAGCAACCCAAGTAAACCATCTTTCAATCGCAAAGTGCGCGACTGCGGATACAGTCACATCTGTCAGTGGCACAGGTTCGGTGAACGGCATAACGCTGACTGGCACTGTCACGTCAAGCGGCTCCTTGACCCTTGGGGGCACGCTATCCGGCGTGAGCCTGACTAGCCAAGTTACAGGCACGCTTCCTGTCTCCAGTGGCGGAACGGGCGGGGGTACGGCAGCGGCGGCAAGAACCTCTTTGGGCGCGGCGGCATCTGGCGCGAACACTGACATCACATCACTCAAGCAAGATGTTGTCATTGCGGCTACTGGAACTATCGCCGCTGATAGCATCGGCTTTCGCGGTCTGCCTCAGAACGCCCAAACCGGCGCGTACACGCTGGCGCTGTCCGACGTAGGCAAGCACATCTCCATTACGACGGGTGGCGTGGTGATCCCCGCGAACGCGTCTGTTGCGTTTCCTGTCGGTGCAACGATTGTTGTCTTTAACAACAGCGGCAGCACTCAAGCAATTTCAATAACCTCCGACACGCTGCGTCAGGCGGGAACAGCCAACACAGGCACACGCACACTGGCCCAATACGGCCTCGCCACTTTGGTAAAGGTAACCGCGACTGTCTGGGCCGTAACGGGCAACGTGACATGACGGGCGTTCTTTGCGTTATGGCGGGTATGGCTGCTGCTGCCGTGGTCGCCCCGTATTCAGCCTCTTATTTAGTTATTGCTGGCGGTGGCGGTGGAGGGGGTAGTAGTAACGATTTTAGCAACGCGGGGGGTGGCGGCGGAGCGGGTGGGTATCTCTCTGGCTCGTCAACGCTAAATTCGGGAACTACATACGCAATATCTGTCGGCGCTGGTGGTACTGGTGGTTCGATTTCCTACGGGTCTAATGGCGGCGCGTCTTCCTTCAATGCCGTTAATGCTGTCGGCGGCGGCGGCGGTATCGGTGGCAACGGTTTATTTTTGGTAGGCAATGCAGGTGGCTCTGGTGGCGGTGGCGGCTTTATATCCGGCGCTGGCGGCGCGGGCACATCCGGCCAAGGTAACAACGGTGGCGCAGGTAGTTCAGGTGACTTGGCTGGCGGTGGTGGTGGCGGCGCTGGTTCTGTTGGTGGAACTGCTATCAATAACGCTGGCGGCGCTGGTGGTGGGGGTTCAGCATCTAGCATAACGGGGAGTTCCGTTTTTCGCGCCGGTGGCGGTGGTGGCTCCGGCACTGCTGGGGGTTCCGGCGGTATCGGCGGCGGCGGCGCTGGTGGCGCATCTAACGTCAGCGGAACGCCCGGAACCGCAAACACAGGCGGTGGCGGTGGTGCTGGCGGCTTCACCAGCGGCGGCCTCACAGGCGGCGCAGGCGGCTCCGGCGTGGTCATTCTTTCAATCCCAACTGCCAGCTACACCGGTATCACAACTGGTTCGCCCATCGTAACGACTAGCGGCGCAAACACAATTCTTAGGTTCAACTCATCGGGAAGCTACACCGCATGAGCCATTTTGCAAAAGTCATCGACGGCATCGTCACAGAAGTTTTGGTCATCGAACAGGACGTTATCGACACGGGCCTGTTTGGCGATCCCGCGCTATTCGTGCAGACATCGTACAACACCTATGGCGGACAACACCCTGAAGGGCGTCCATTGCGTAAGAACTACGCTGGCGTCGGCTACACTTACGACCCAGTGCGCGATGCGTTTATCCCACCCTCGCCATTCCCGTCGTGGACGCTCAACGAAGACACCTGTCTTTGGGACGCTCCGACGCCACATCCAGATGACGAAAATTCTTATTACTGGGACGAATCCACACTGAATTGGGTGGAAATAGAGTTGCCGGAATAAAAATTTTTCGTTATGGTAAGTTAAATTGCGAGGCTTTTAGAATGAGCGTTCACTCGACTCTGAATCACATGGGGGATAACGTGAAGTATGTTGCGGATGGTGCCGCTGCCTTGGCAGCGTTTGGCGCAATGGCGCAAATACTTCCGCCTCTGGCTTCTCTATTGACAATAGTCTGGATGAGCCTACGTATATATGACTGGTTTGAAGCAAGGTTCTTAGGGGAACGCTTGCCAAAAGATTAAGGATCAAAAATGTCACCATTAAAAATAGATGAAAACCTGTATCAATATTGCACACCACGCCAAAAAGAAGTTTTAGAAGCAATAGAGCGGTTTGGCAGTGCAAGGGCGGCATCCACCGCGCTAGGAATGGCTATAGGCGGCGCAAGCGAGACCTATATTTGTGTCAAGAAAAAGGCCGCAAAGGCTGGCTATTCACCAGAACATGACTTCACACGGCCTGTGCCGGATGGCTTTGTCGCCAAGGGCGTTTCCACCTACTACAACGCTGAAGGTAAGCCAGCCGGTCAATGGGTTAAGGCGTCTGTTGATAACGAGCGGCAGCAGGAGATTATGGCGGCAGCAGTCGCAGCGATGTGCGCTGACATTTCCCCTGTCGCCCCAGTTGGATCACCCACGGTCTCGCTTGACCAGTTGCTGACGCAATATACGTTCACCGACTTCCACCTTGGGGCATTGTGCTGGCATCGTGAAGGTGGTGCGGACTGGGATGTGCATATCGCATATGAGACCGGAATTGGCGTAATGAAAATGCTTGTCGAAGGTGCGCCTCAGTCCCGTTCGGCAGTTGTCAACATTCAAGGTGACTTTCTCCATGCGGACGGCATCTTGCCTGTCACCCCATCGCACGGTCATATTCTTGACGCTGATAGCCGCTTTGGCAAAGTCGTGGATGTCGCAATCAAGCTGATCCGTCATCTGGTAGATATGGCGCTTCAAAAGCATGAGAATGTCACGCTGCTTGTTTGTGAGGGCAATCACGACATTTCGTCATCCATCTGGCTGCGTAAAATGTTCGTGGCGCTTTATGAAAACGAGCCTCGCGTTTCGGTCAATGACAGCGACTTGCCTTATTATGTGATCGAACATGGCAACACGATGCTTGCATATCACCATGGGCATCTGAAGAAGAACGAAGGACTACCGCTGTTGTTTGCTGCACAGTTCGCTCCACTTTGGGGTCGGACAACTAAACGCTATGCAAACTGTGGCCACCGTCACCATGCAGAGGAGAAGGAACATAGCGGCATGACCGTTATCCAACACCCAACGCTTGCGGCACGTGATGCATATGCTGCACGCGGCGGGTGGTTTGCAGAACGCGCAGCCACGGCAATAACCTTCCACAAGAAATTCGGGCGCGTTGGCACAAACACAGCAACGCCAGAAATGTTGGAGGACGGTGGATGAAGGCAAACTTCGAAAAGGCTCTTGCCCTAGTGCTTGAACATGAGGGTGGTTACGTCAACCACCCCAAAGACCCCGGCGACGCTACGATGAGGGGCGTAACGCAGGAAGTCTATAACGCCTACCGCAAGTTGCGTGGGCGTGGACTGCTGTCAGTGAAGCACATCACTGACGAAGAGCTGCGTGCGATATACAAGTTCCAATACTGGGATAAGGTGCAAGGTGACTTCCTACCGGCGGGTGTCGATTATGCAGTGTTTGACTTTGCGGTCAACTCTGGCGTAAGTCGCACTGCGAAGTATCTTCAAGCTGTCTTGGGCGTTGCACAGGATGGCCAGATAGGGGCAAAGACACTTGCGGCCATCACTTCACCAGCAACCACTATCAACGCCCTGTGTGACCGTCGTATAGGCTTCCTGCGCAACCTCAAAACCTTCCTGACGTTCGGCAAGGGTTGGACACGACGCGTTCAAGGTGTTCGCGCTCATGCACTGGAGATGGCTGATGTTTAGTTTATTATGGACGCCAAACGGACGCAGAGCCGCTGCCTTTGGCGCGATACTCGGCGGCTGCGTCATTATGACCGTATTTGCGGCTGTTGGCGTTTGGTTAGTGTCGGGAAACGTCGCATATACCTTCTACCTAGCACTGGCTGCTCATGCGCAGATCATGCTTGGCCTGACTGCGTTTACTGCACTGTTTGTAAAAAGAAGCATCAAGGCTGGCAAAGATGGAATTGAGATCACTGATGCTAACTAAATTTGTTCCGTATCTGAAGTTTGCGCCATACGCAGGGATAGCCCTTTTCGCTTTACTGGCTGCCGTTCAGTACGGCAACGCTCGGCATTGGCAGAAGCAATATGCCGCCTCTGAAAAGGTCGTTGCGCAGTATGAGGCTGCACAGGTTGCTGCAAAAGAGTTAAACAAGGCTAAGGTCGCTGAGATTGAGCGCCAATATGCCGCCATATCAGAAAAGGCAGAATCCGATTATGAAAAACGCATTGCTGATAACCGCGCTGCTCTTGATCGCTGGGTGCGCTCCCAAGCCAATAAAGGTAATACCGGAAGCACCGGAGCAAGCGAAGCCGCCCCAGTGCCCGGTGAAGTTGTGTCAGGAGCCGAAACGACCATCGTTCCTGTTGCCGATCTCGAAATAGTCGCTGACGCCTACGCGCAGTTGGATGCGTTACGGGCTTGGGCGCTTGAGGTCGGTAAGGTTACGGACGATCTCAATCGCCCTTTCTGATGTGATGGTCTTGTAATCAGCCCACGCCCCGCAAGCGCACTCGCGTTCTTCCAGTGCGGCGCGGGCCTCGCGGTAGTCATTCCACGTTAGACATGAATGTGCCACAGACCGCCCCGCATCAATATAGGCTGTTGAGTATGAGAAAAGGCTGGGGTAATCAGCCATGGCCTGCTTGACGCCAACATAAACATTGGAACCCTTTTCGGCAGCAAGTGCGAACGGTCGTAACGCCTTTTCCAACACTTCAACCCTTGCTTGTAGCGTTTCAATAACATCCGCGCCGCTTTCGCAAGCGTAGTCATTCCGACACGAATTTTGTGCGGTTGAACAAACGCCACGGTCACGAAGTCGCCGCGCAATAGATGTAGCTATTGTTTCGTTATGTTGCGCCATAGCTTCCTTATAATTTCGCTCTAACTCATCCATCACAGCACCTTCCTTAGGTCAGCTATTTCCTCGTCGATGCGTTGGTGCACTAGCTTTGCCGCTCCGCCAGATGGGTAGCAATAGACGTTTGAGCCAATGTTGGCCTTGGCGCGAATTAAACTTTCCGTCGCACGCATTAAAGCCAACTCCAAAGACGATATGCGACTTAGCGCGGCGTCCATGTTGGCCTTGGCGTTTTTCATCGCGTCAACCGATGCTTTTTCTTTGGCCAACTGTTCTTCTGTTTTGTCAGTCATATCAAATACTTCCTTTTCCATTACAATCTGGGCAAATAATATCTTCGCCACTGTTAGGTCCGTATGTTTGGCCATTACCGCAGCATCTCGCGCACTCGCCGCGCTCATAGCAACGGTCTGCTTCCGCCAGTATGCTTTCGATGTCTAAAACTTGCTTTCGCTCTTCAGTCATCGCTCTTCTCCCGTATCTCAAAGCCACGCGCTTCCAGTGCGGCGCGGAGTTGGTTCACAAGTGGGATAAGCCCAACTTCTTTCATTGCTGCCACCAGCGGGTCAGGCTTGGGCTTGGGCTTGTGGGTGATGAAGCGGAGAAGCTGATTGCTGGCGAACACAAATCCCTCTGCGTCACAATGCGTTTCAAGCATAGACAAGGTAGTGTCCACCGCATCGCTCACCTCTTGCTTAAAGGCTTCATGCGCTTCGATGGCGCGGCATAGTGCTTCGATTTCAAATGAAGGGGGGTGTTCACGGGAAATCTTCATCCAAGGCGAATAGTGTCGCTCTTTCCGCACCTCATTCAGCAGCGCCAAGGCTTTTTGTTCAATGTCAGTCATTTGCTCTCCTTTAGTGCTGCGGTAACGGCGGCATGGCAATCCAGAACGGCCTTGTCGTAATCCTCGGTGAATGTTGAAGCCGCATTGTGACGCACAGCAATGATTGCATCCTGCGCTATCTTGAGCGCATCGGTATGGGGTTGGCGGGTGTTCCATGCTGCGATTGCTTGTTCTTGCGTTTTTTCCTGCACAGACGCGGTGCAAGGCAGACAGTAGACTTCCCAAAATGAATGGCCTTGTTCGCTCATTTCAAACGCCATAGCTCCGTCATCTCCACAAAACGGGCATGGCAGTAGCACCGCCTTTTGTTTTATTGATACTTCGGTCATGCGCCATCACCCCCATTGCAACGCACCATTTGAAGCAGAAGCGGAAGTCTGCCATCGCCAGCGTCCTTACCCAAACCTTCTTCATAAATGGTGAGCAAAGCGCCTAAATATCCGCGCTGATAATCGCTGTCTGGTGGATCGTTAAGAAACCCGACCAGTGCTTGCATAATGTAACGGGTGGCCTTTTCGGCATCGAACGAAATTATGTCAGTCATTTATTTTCTCCTTAAAATCTAATCTCATCATCGGCCCAATCGTAAATGTCCCAGCCGAAGTTGTCGAACAGGAACTGGCGTAGGGTCACGATACGTCCTTTTCATAAGTGTCCCCACACAAAGTGCAGCGATAAAGCACATGGCCCATGCCTATACCACTGGTGTACGCATAGCTGTGTGTGCATGAGATTCGGCGCTCAGCAAAGGTCTTGCCGTCCGCACCGCGCAAAGGCCATGCGCTATCTGATGATATGCGATACTTTTTTCCCATAGGGGCTGCTTGTGCTGGTTTAATCATGTTCACTTTGCTCCTTAATGTTAATATGCTCAACTTATCCCCAAGCGATATGCTTGTCAAACAGAAACTTTGGCCCGGCGTCCTTTTGTTGAGAGCAGCCGGGACAGCCAGAAATCATGCTCTGCGCCAGTTGTCCGGTTGGCATGGTATTGAAACAAGGCCATTGCCAGTGGATCGTAACCACGGCCATTGTGCGTGGCGATTTGCGGCGACGGCTTCATTGGCTTAAAGTTCGAGCGTTTCTGGCGCGGGGCCTTAGACATTACTTGCTCAATGTGCTTCATAGTCAGCTTGAGGTTTTTCTCGCGGTTCACATAATTGAGAACAGCAGACCTGTCGGTGATGTAGCTGCACAGGTGACGGATTTGCATTTTGGTGTTATAGTCCATTTTATTTTCCTTTTGGTTTTAATGCGTTTAGCAAGGCTGACTGGCTCTTGTCCTTACCGGCTAATATATCCATGACCCGCAAGTCAATCGTTTTCTGCGTGACCATGTGAATAATCCGCACAGGTTTGTCTTGCCCTTGCCTATGCAACCGGGCATTGGCCTGTTGATATAATTCTAGGCTCCATGGTAATGAGAACCAAATTATCATCGATCCACCGCGCTGAAGGTTCAAACCATGGCTGGCACTGGCCGCTTGGGCCAATAATGTCTTTATGCGCCCTGCGTTCCAATCAACCAGTGTCTGGGGGTCTTTGTCGAGCACACGGGCATGTGGGATTTTCTTTAGGATGCGCTCCAGATCGGACTTAAAATTATAGAAAACAAGCAAATTCTCCCCGCTGTTCTGCTCGACCAAGTCAACAAGGGCGTCCAGCTTCGTGCTGTGGACCTCTGACCAGTTGCCAAGGGTGTCAGTGTACAGCGCCCCGTTGGCATACTGTAGCAGCTTGTTGGCAAGCACCGCGGCGTTCATGGCCTCGACCATCTCGCCGTCAGGCAACTGGGCCAAGAGCGTGTCCTCAAAGACCTGATATGCCTTCATGGCAGCAGGCGGCAACTCGACGCTTTCGATTAGGTCGATGCGATCCGGCAATTCCAAATAGTCCTCTGCCGACATCGAAATGGTCATGGGCGCAAGCAGTTCGTAAATGCGCTCCGGCGATCCAGCGCGCGGCGTGTGTTTGTATCCTAAATAGTCGGTTTCAAAGTACCGCTGCTTGAACGCCGTCATTGTGCGACCCAGTGCCTCACCTTGGTCGATAAGATACGTCTGGGGCCACAGGTCGAGCAGGCCGTTGGGACTTGGTGTACCAGTCAGCAGGACCATGTACTCAGTCATTGGTAGAATTTTCTTTAGAGCCTTAAAACGCTTGCTGGTGGCGTTCTTAAAAGAACTGCTCTCGTCAATCACGACACAATCGAACGGCCACTTCTTTTTGTAGTGATTGACCAACCACTCGACGTTCTCGCGGTTGATGACGTAGACATCGGCATCGCGCTGTAACACGCTGATGCGGTTGCGTTCGGTCCCTGTGCAGACAGCAACGT